TCTACAGTTTGTAAATCATAAAATTTGTTTGCTTGTAAGACTGATACATCATCCCCACTACCAGATATAATGTCACCATTACGTGCTACAGCTATATCTCTTTTCTTTGTAGTTGAGTTTGGTCTTACCATGAAAATCATTTTTGCACTTGCAGCAGCAGACTCTACTAAAGATTGTGATAATCCTTCTAAAGATTTTAAATCTCCAATGTACTCTTCAACGTAACTACGTCCATAATCCTCACCGTCAACTCTAACCATTCTTAAAGCTAACCAAGGTAATTTATCTGAATTGTATGTACCAATAGATGAAGGTATTTTAATTCCTTTTGTTTCTTGGCATACATAAAATTTACCATTATCAAGTTTATAAACATGCGTATATAAATCACAGTTTGTTTCTGAATTTATTTTTTCTTTAGACATCATGGATAGAACTTGTTCTCTAACTTCATTATCTAAAGCTAAAAGAGAGACACTTTCTTTAACAACTATTTCTAATAAATTTCCTTCACCGTCTCTTTTACATACATATTGGTTCAAACCATAAACTCTCATGTTACCTTTTTTAGGGATATGCGCTAAAGCATTTCCACCTACAATAAGATGTTTAATTAATTCAAATGTTGGAACACGTAATGCTAGTGATTCAATTTTACCCATCACTTCACGTTCAATTTGAGATAAAGCTTTTTCTACTGAAGTTTTTAATTCTGGTTGTTGGTCTATTTGTTCTTTAGCTTTGCCTTGTATCGCTAGTCTAAAGAAAGGTTGGTTTGGTGGGAGTAATAAAAGTAGTAATTTTGAGGCAAGGTTGTTAACGCCTCTACTACCTACTGATTGGAAGGGACTATAAAAGTCACTTGAATGTGTTTGATAATTTTCAGGAATTAAAGTGGGGATAGTTAACTCACTACACTCACGTCCTCTATCAAGGTAATGATTTTTTGTTTCGCTTAAAGCTTCGTATCGGCTTTCCGCTGTATCTTGAACGTTCATACCAGTGTCGTATTCAGACATTTATTATGGTGTTACGCTAGTACTAGTATTTGCGATATTTAAATCAGTTTGCATTGCAGCAGTACCCTTTTTAGATTTCTTTTTCTTAGCAATCTCTAAAGAATCTTCAGAAGCCAATTCAATAGTAGGCGCAAGTTCATCACCTGATGACATTGCATTTCTAACTGGAGTAATTGTTTCTTGCTGTTGCACTTCAGGCGGTTTTCCCATACACATAGTTGTTTCCTTTTGTTAATAGTCTGTTGTTATATTTAAATTAGAAGATTGACTTGTCACATTGTTCTTAACTTTTTTTGTCGCAATCACAGGTGTCTTGTCAATTTCTACTGGAGAAGCTTTAGGGTCTAAAATGTTTCCATCATTAAAATCTATCGTAGGGTCTTTCCTCACCATTTGTTGAGGTGCTTTGATAGCTTTTCCCATACACATATTTAATCTTCTCCTAATAAATTATTTTCACTTCTTGTTTTTAAATCTCTAAGCCAATTAACCACACTTCTTTGTCCTGCTTTAAACCAGACAGTTTTCTCATTGTCTTTTAACTCAGGTGCTTTTTCTGGATAAATCTTATCTAAAACTTTAATAAGTTCTTCCACAGTGTAGGGTAATTGGATGTCTTTTAAGTCGTCCATAGTGTTTTCCTTCTAATACGGGGCCTAATTATGACCATAAGTCCCCTGTTAAGTTTCCTTTTGCATACTCTGTCGCTCTGTTTTCAAAGAAATTAGTATGTTCTACGCCATTTAATACCCAATCTAGCCAAGGTAATGGGTTTGTTTTCTGATTGTAATTAGGTTTTAAACCTAGTTGTAGCAGTCTCCTGTCAGCAATATGCCTGATATATAATTTTACATCATCAGCTTTAAGGCCCTGAACTTCTCCTAAGTTAAAAGCTAAATCTATAAATTTATCTTCAAGTTCAACCATGTCTCTGCAAGTTTGATATAAAGTTTTCTTAAAATCATCATTCCAAACATTTTTATTTTCATCAATCAATGTATGAAATAGTTTTATCATGTTCTCTACGTGGTGACTTTCGTCTCGAATAGACCAGGTAACTATTTGGCACATGCCTTTCATTTTGCCGAAGCGTTGAAAGTTTAGAAGCATTATAAAAGAAGCAAACAGTTGTAAGCCTTCACCGAATGCAGAAAAGACAGCTAACTCACGAGCCATACCTTCTATACCTTCACCTTTATCTTTAAATAAATAAGTATGTTTATTAGACATTGCTTTGTATTCTTGAAAAGCTTGGTACTCACTATCAGGTAAACCAATAGTATCATTAAGTAATGAATAAGAATGTACGTGATTAGCTTCACTAGTTGCAATCGCAGACAACATCATTCTAATTTCAGGTGCTTTAAACTTTGGGATATAATTATCAAGATAAGCTTGTGCTATATCTACATCACCTTGAGTAAAGAATTTTAATATTTGAGATATTAGGTTTTTTTCTTTAGCACTTAATCTTTCATTCCAGTCTCTAACATCTTCAGCTAAAGGTACTTCACTAGGTAGCCAGTGCATTTTTTGTTGCATGTCATAAGCTTCAAAAGCCCATGGATAATCAAATGGTTTGTAGTGTGTTCTTCCTTTTAATAAACTCATATTCCCCTCATCAATTCTATAAATTCTATAATTAATATTAATCCTAATTCTACGGCTAGCACTGTGTGGTACACATGCCAGAGTAAGCCCAATGTCTTAGGACGCTTAAAATTTTTAGCCCGTTTTTTGCGGGGTTTCGTTTCTTCGTTTTCAAATAGTCCACTGTATGTCATGCTCTTCCTTGTCTGTTATATTTTTTGTTATGTTGTAATTTAGTTTTCTTGTTTGGACTCTTTGTATGAACCCTTACTCTTTTCTTAGGTTTTGCCCTTACTAAAAATTGGGTAAAATTTTGTTTGGCCATAATTATTCACAAGCAAGACAATCAGAATCACCATCTGGTCTTACAATCCTCTCTATTTTTGTTGATATAATTTCTGCTCTTTTAATTGCTTCTGAACGACAATAGTAAAGAGTCTTGATACCTTTCTGCCAGGCAGTGAGGTGTAATAAATGTAAATCTTTAATGTTAACATCCGAAGGTACAAAAATATTTAAACTTTGTGATTGGCAAATATACTTCTGCCTATCAGCAGCTAAGTCTATAATCCAACGTTGGTCTATTTCTATAGCTGTTGCAAATACATCTTTTTCCCAATCATTTAATTGTTCTAAGTGTCTTACTGAACCTCTGTTAGCAATAATACTTTTCCAAGTTTCATCTGTGTTTATTTCTTTTTCTTTTAAAAGCTTTTCTAAAAACTTATTACGCATGAAGTGAGTACCACTCATAGTTTTTTGAGTGTAAGCGTTAGCACGTAAAGGCTCTATTGATGGACTTGTTCCACCACAAATAATACTACTACTTGCGTTAGGTGCTACAGCTAACATATGAGCAAATCTTAAACCAGTGCCTTCCATGTCAGGTGCTTCACCTCTTTCCTCTGCAAGAATTTTAGAAGTTTGTAAAGACTCTTCTTTAATTTTTGAGAAAATTGTTCTGTTAATTCCTTTAGCTATAGCACTTGCAAAAGGTATGCTTTTACTTTGGAGGTAAGAGTGAAAACCCATAGCACCAAGTCCGATACTACGTTCACGCATAGCAGAATACTTAGCCCTACTAAGGCTATCAGGAGAATTATTAATAAAATACTCCAATACATTATCGAGGAACCTAACCACGTCAGGTATAAATTTAGGGTCATCTTTCCATTCATCATATTTTTCTAAGTTAAGAGAAGACAAACAACAAACTGCTGTACGTTCTTCACTAGTTGGTAATGTTATTTCACTACATAAATTTGAGTGATGTACTTTTAATCCAAGTTTCTTTTGACTGAGTGGCAAACTCTTTTGTATTGTGTCAATAAAAGAGAGGTAAGGCTCACCAGTGGCAACCCTAGTCTCCAGAATTTTTTGCCACAATCGTTTAGCTGAGACTGTTCTAATAACTTTGTCTGTATGAGGGTCAATAAGTTCCCAGTCATCGTTAGCACTAGGATTGATAGTACACTGATTGATAATAGACATAAATTTATCAGAAATATTAACCCCGTGGTGCAGGTTAAGACACTTCCTATGAATGTCACCACCACTAGGTTTACGTAACTCCAGAAATTCTTCAATTTCGGGATGAGATATATCTTGGTATGTTGCATAGCTTCCTCTTCTAGTTTTTCCTTGAGAGAATGCTAACATTTCACTATCCACTACATGCATAAAAGGTATTGAACCTGATGATTGTGAACCACCAGATGTACCAGTTCCATCACTTCTTATATGGCCCCAGTATCCTCCGATACCTCCACCAACAGAAGCTAAGAATGCATTTTCTGTGTAATGATTTGTTAAACCTTCTCTACTGTCTGGTACATAATTAAGAAAGCACGAAATTGGCATTCCTTTTTTAGTACCACCGTTAGTTAATATAGGTGTAGAAAACATGAACCATAACTTAGACACATAATTATAAATTCTTTCAGCCATTTCAGAATCATCAGAAAATACTTTTGCTACTCTATAAAAAGCTTCTTGAGGGCTTTGCTCTTTATCTGTTAAGTAACGGTCTTTTAATATTCTGAGTCCTGCTTCTGTTAAATTTGTGTCTCTGCTATAATCCATGTTGTTCCTATTTAGTTTCTTTGAGTTGTTTATTAATAATAAAATCTATGTACTGTTTAGCTTTCAGTAAATCCTGGACACCATTCTTCTTAGTGTGTCTAAGTAAATACTTAATGACATTGCCAGTACAAAAATCCAATTTGTTAGCTATAATAAAATCTATTGGTTCTATTTTATGCTGCGTATAATGAGGAGGCTCTTTGATTAAATCTGCCATAAATGAATCTCCCCTGTTTTCATGTTGTAATCTTTATGTCTAAGAATTTTAGCAACACGAGCTTGTTGTAAAGCGTCATGTTCAAACAGTCCGTGTTTTTCAAAAGTCTTAACTACTAACTCCCACATCTTTTTTAATGACATGTTTTTATCGTTAAGAATTTTCTCTGCTGTTACTTTTCCAACACCAGGTATTCCTGCAAATCCATCAACGGCATCACCTGTCATTGTTTGAATCATGTGCCACCAATCGCAATGCTTTGGAGCGTTCTTAGTTAATGTTTCACCATTATATAAATGACCTGGAATTTGTCTCAGGTCTTTATCAATAGAACAGATAATTTTCTGCTCACCCTTTGAGGGTTTGGTTGCCAAGATGCCCATGACATCATCAGCTTCTAAGTTAGGAAGGATTATAGCATCATATTCCTCAATTAGAAATTTACGTAATGGACTCAATAAAAGAGGTTTACGTTTTTGTTTTCGATTGTCCTTGTAGGTTGGTAAAACATCTTTTCGAAAATTGTTTTTATCAGTCAACGCTACAACTATTTTATCTGCATTTAGTTTTTCTTTCAGGTCTTCAATTTCTGAAGCTACTAAATATTTACCTTGTGTCTCTTCCGCATGCAGCGTCCAGAAACCATCACCCCAATGAGTGTCTACTTCGGATTGTACAGCAGCTTTATAAACTACAATATCCCCGTCAATTATTATTGTTTTTTTCATTTCTATCCTTGTTGATTTATTTTTTTTGTG